TCATTTGGTACAGGTAGAAATCCTGCATAATCCTCAATAACATACGGTAAACGATCAAATTGTGGCGAAGCAATTTCTTGCATTGCATTTGGGTTTCCATACTCAGATAATGGAGCGAAAGGTGTAGATGCTGCACGTTTTTCTAATGTGCGAGCGCCCTTATTCGTTGAAACAGGTTGCACATTTACATATTGCTCTAAGTTATCAACCGTTTGTTTTAATTGATTAATCGTTGTCGTAATATCTTCTGGAACAATATAACCGCCGTCTTTACCTGTATTCTCAGATAATGCTGCTTTGTATTCCTGCATAACGCTTGCTTCTTCATGACTTAAATTTTGACCACGTATAGCTTTCATAAACACTTCTTTATACGATGAATCTTCATTTTTAACTGATGATGGAGGCAAAACCCTTGCTTGTGAATTTACAGGGTCAGAAACTTGAATTTGCATCATTGCTAGATAGTTATCTAATTCATTTTTCGCGTTTTTCGCTTCTTCAATTTTCGCTTTTGCATCTTCATATTTACCGCTGTTATTAAACTCTTCCGCTTTCGCTTTCAAATCTGCAACTTTTTGGCGTAACTCTTGTTCACGTTTATCCATTCCGTATTTCCTCCTTGTTTTGGCACAAAAAATAGACCTATAGCTCTAACAGGTCTAGTGCGTTTTGAATTTTTAATTGTTCATTATTGTCTTTCTTTGGAATAGAAGGAGCTTTTGCTACTACTTTACTAGGTGTTTTCTGATATTTATCAAAGTAATCACTACTACAAGCTGCGACTTCTTTTGCTTCCACAACTTCAATATTGAAGTATTTTTCAGCTTCTTCACCACTTAACCAGGTCTCAGCATCTACTAATTGCTGAATTACTTCCATTTCGATGCCTTCTTTCAAGTTTTCTTTGTATACATTCATAATTCCAGCCTCAAGATTATCCAAGTCCTCTGCCATTTTACGAAGTACATTTGCATTCCCTCTACTTACAGTCCATGGTTTATGGACCATTAAAAAAGCATTAGAAGGGACAACAACACGATCACCAGCCAAGGCGATTACGGAAGCGATAGAAGCTGCAACACCGTCCACATAAACAGTTTTTTGCGCTTTATTACGTTTCAACATGTTATAAATAGCTAAACCAGCGAATACAGAACCACCACCACTATTTACATAGATATTTAAATTACTTTTATCATCCAACTGCCCTAAAATATTTTTCACATCATCCGGCATCACATCGGAATCGTCCCATTTCCATCCGGTATTGTTTATGATGTCACCATAAATGAATAGATCAGCTGAAGAATCTGTTTGATTTTTAATTGTAAATACGTCTTTAATCGTCCTCATCTCCCTTCTGTAAAACTCCTCCATTTGCTTTTGTCAATTGATATTCGTCTGCGATTTCAATAGATACATGGTTTAAGTCAACACGGTGTTTATCACCGTATTCCCCAATCCCGTCCATATCCTCCAGTTCCAGCACCTGATTAATTGAAAATGCACCAGCATCTAACATAATTTTGTAGAATTCTGCTCGTGATTTAGAATCAGCACGTAATAAGCTTGTTAAATTAAACTTTAAGTAATATCGTTTTTGTTCATGAAACGAAAATGATTTATAAGAAAACTCTTCTTCATATTGAATAAGAATTGGACTCAATGTATTTTGAATAAAATCCAACGCTTGTTGCTCAATATTGGAGAAAGTAGCACGATCTAACTCATTAATCATGTGCAAAGGAATATTAAAAATATTTGCAATCTCACCTTTATCAAACTTCATACCTTCGATAAATTGAGCATCTTTCAAAGGCATTCCAACCTTTTCAAACTCTAGTCCAGCATCTAAAATAGCTATTCTTTGCGCATTATTTAACCCTGTATTTGCTTCTTCCCAGGCATCACGAAGTTTATTTTTAGCCTCTTTATTTAAAGGTTGTTCTGTTTTTAATATCCCGCTATGCGCTGCACCGTTTGTAAAGAATTTACCTTTAAACTTTTGGGCCGCCTGTGAGCTACCTATAGACTCTCTTGCAATTTGAATAGGAGGTTTCCCCCTTAAACCATCAGTAGATAGTGTAGTAAGATGGATTATGTCTTCATCAGGTATTTTTATAGGTGTACCGTCTGGCAAGCTCGTAAAATACCATAGTTTATTGGTCTTTAAGTCCACCGTGGGCGTTGTAACAGCTGGATTTAATACCCACAACTCTTTTGGCCTTCCATCTACACCCCAATGAATATTGATGTAGGCATTTCCCCATGTATTTCGATGTGTTTCGATTAAATGTTTAAATTTAAATGGGCTTTGGTAAGGATTCGGGCGTCTTTCCAAAACAAACGATACTTGATGTGCCTTATCCCGTTCCCTTCCCTTCGCTGTCTTTTTAAACGTTTGAAAAGGAAGCATCGCAACACTATTTGCAAGGATATTAATACATCGATAAACCGTCGGAACACCTAAAGAGGATTCAACCGTTACCTTTTCACCGCTTGCGGCTTGATATCCAAATAAACTTTTAAACCAAGGAGAAGGATTTTTTAAATCTGTCGTATCCTGATTTCTAAATAACTGCCGAAAAATCAAAAGTTTCACCTCCTTTCTATCTTCTTATCATCACCACCCCCAACATTGTGAGAATAATCCCTAACAGATACCATCCATAAATCGGGTTAACAAAAAAAGTCGTCCCTACAATAATGGACAACCCCGAAATCAATAGAATATCTTCTAAAATACTTATAAAAAACAACAAGAATCGCATGTAATTCCTCCTAAAATGAGAAATCTTGACTTAATATATAGGAATTTAAGTCCATCTCACCAGAATTGAGCATGCATCGAACATGCGAGTTAATAACAGCCGCTATCGGATCAATTCTTTCTGTAGTTTTCGACTTGTCCAACATGATATTTTCGTTAGCATCCTGTTTTGTTATAGCATTACTAGTTGCCCAGTTCAGCACAGGGTTGTTATTATGGATGACATTCTTTTGATACACTTGTTCACGAAAATCCTTTGTAGGGCCTGATAAAGTTGCCATCCCTTGGCGTATTTCTATCATGGTATACCCTTCTGTCTCCATGTCTTGCATAAATTGTGTTGCGTTCCAAGGATCAGCACATATTTCTTTAATCTTAAATTTATGGTCTTTTTCCATATTTCTAATATGCGTTTTAATATATTCGTAATCAACTACTGCACCAGGTGTTGTTGTGATCCATTTTTGTTGTACCCACAGATCATAAGGAACTTTATCCGTTTTTCTCTTTTCAGCTAACGTATCTTCGGGCATAAAGCTATGACTAATTACGATATACTTATCATCCTTTTTAAATTCAAATGAAATACTTGTTAAGTCAATTTTTGCTGATAAATCGACACCTACTGTGCATTCCAACCCTTTTAATTCTGATAATTCCACCGTTTCTTTGCAATCTTTCCATTTTTGCATATCCATGTAGCCATTTTCTTTCATATCTACCCATCTATTCATGTTTTTCGTGAGATAATTACGCATTTTCTCAGGTACATCAAGGGCTGATTGAAGTTCTCCCTTTAAGAAAGTACGTCCTTCTTCATAACTACATAGGATTGGGTTTGCTTTCTCCCACACTTCTGGATTCGTAATCTCATCATCTTTATCTAACTCATTAATCATGACAAAGTATTCTTCGTTTTCAATATCAATATTAGGGTCCAAAATCTTAGAAACATATTGATACTCCACACGATAGCAAGGATGACTCAAATTGAAACCAGCTGTCGTTATAATCATCATGAGTGGATTCGGACGAGCGCCCGAACCTGAAACCAGAACATCATAAATTTCAGAAGTAGGGTGGGCATGATACTCATCGATAATCCCGCACTGAACATTCAGTCCATCACCAGATTTCCCCGCATCTTTTGAGAGCGCGGAAATAAAAGAATCTGTTTTGAGATGTTCGATTTTCCCATACGCAATATTGAATTTTTCTTTTAGGTCTTCGCACCCATTCATTTGCGCTTTAATTTCGTTCCAAACAATTTTACTTTGCTCTGTTTTTGTGGCACCAACATATACTTCCGACATATTTTCACCAAAGGCCATCGCTTCATATGAACCCACGCACGCTAACGATTGGGATTTAGCATTTTTACGTCCGACTTGCCAATACGCCTTTTTAAATCGACGTAATCCCGTATTACGATGAACCCACCCATAAATATTGCTAAACACAAAAATTTGTATCGAATGTGGTTCAATTCTCTGACCTGCTAACTTTCCTTTTGTATGTTTAAAAAGAGACATCCACTTTAAGAAACGAAGCGCTTTTTCTTCTTTAAAAACATATGGAAAGTCTTCAGAACCTTCACGCTCAATATCTCTTAAAAATCGTTTACAAGCTTGTTTATGCTTCTGACAAGCAACAACTTCACCATGTAATACATCATCACAGTAGTCCAACATCCATTGTCTGATCATGTTATACGTCAAACTCCTTCTCTACGTTTGTTTTCGGACCTTGTTTACTATTTGGAATGACAATTTTCGCTCTTGCACTTGGTGTAAGACCAAACTCAACAGCCAAAGCCTTCATTTGTTCATGCAATTGTTTTTTCTTTGTAAGTAGTGGATGTGGAACTTTATTTGTTTCAGCTGCCTTATTGGTATATTCAACAAGAAGTCCTTCTTGTCGGATAATTTTGGTGCATTCAACATAGTCAGAATAAGCATCACAATACGTTGCCAATGCATTCACATCTATGTTCGTGATTACGTCTAGCTCCAATAATTCACCAGCAATTCTCCTAAACTCTTTCTTTGCAACTGAATCTAACCACGTTGGTGGCTTTACCTTGTCTTTTTTTGCTTGTAACTGTTTTTCAGCTTTTAATCGCTGTTCGATTTCATCCTTTGTCAATCGATTTGTATTACCTTCTAATAAATGCAAATGAATCGGCTTCGCTTTCCTTCCTATGTGAGCCACCTCCCTCGGCTGAACCCCCTTTTATGGAATAAAACGAACTTTTTGCACGGAAAGCTAGGCGGCGGTCTCCAGGAAGTCGCCTTTTGCTTTTTCATGGTGGGGGGTGTTTATGAATTTTTTCTTTCGAATTATTTTTTGTTTTTCTTCTCATCTTCTTTTGTTTTCTTGTTATGACAAGCATGGCAAAGCGTCTGTAAATTAGTCGGTTCTAATCGTTGCGACCAATCAACACGAATAGGAATGATATGATCGACTACATCACCTATCTTAATGATGTCCTTGCTTCTACATTGAACACATAGGCCATGATCTCTACGATAAATAAGCTCACGCATATCCTTCCACAGTCTTGAGTTGTAGAATGAACGTGAGCTTTTGTTTCGAATATGTTTGTCGTAATATCTTACAGTTTCTTTTTCTTTTTCGGTATGTTTAGCACAATACTTATCCCGTGTTAGTTCATTGCAACCTAATGACTTGCACGGCTTGAATGGTTTACTTGGCACCTTCCATCCTCTTCCTCAATCGTTTCATTTCATCCTCGATGGCTAGATTCTTTTTATTAATCCGTTCATGACACTTAGTTATATCCGCTTGATGCTTACGAATCTTATCGTTCACATATGCAGCGACATGCTCATGTTCGCAATGAGGACATGTGAAGTAACACTTCTCAATGCGATTAGAAAGCTGTGCTACTTGTGGTTGCATATCATAATCTTTATTACAGTTAGAACAGTAGACTTGCATCTATCCTCACCTCATTTAAAAGAATATTCCGATTATATATTTACAAATAAATACAAATTGTTATAATAGAGTTAACATTGCCATTTGGAAAAGTAATTCGCCCCCCAAGCGAGTTGCTTTTCTTTTTTTATAGCTATTTTTCTAAGAATTCATCCACCGCTTTACCAAGCAAACTAATCATTGCTTCTCTCTTTTGCTTTGGTGTTGTATTATCTTGCATTTCATTAAAGATAGGAAGTACATTTTCTAATTTCTGTTTATCAATGCGTTCATTTACAAGGTCTTGTCCTAGCATTGAAATGAATGTACCAATTGCAACCGCTTGTTCTTGTTTAGTTAGTTTCATTTTTTCTCACTCCTAAGTTCTTCTCCTTTAATTACCCGAACTCGGATTGAATCAGCTGTATGTTCAATCATAGATTTAACCAATACTTTCTCACCTAAAGTCATGACAAACTTTATATCTTCTTGTTCATTCTTATTTGTAAACCTACCCATAACCTTATCCAAATCCTCTAATGCAGATGCACATTCATTAGCAGCTTCTGTTACTTCCTTAATCCCTTCTAATGCTTCAGTTGTATCCGCAGTTACTTCAATAATTAATTTGTTATTAGCCATTTTGTGAATCCTCCCCAGATTGTTTGATTAATCGTTGAACATGAATTATATCTGCTTTCGTTGCTAACGTTTCTTCTAACATATTGACTTTTCTATTCAATGCTTCTACACTCGTTGAAACATTAAGTAATGCTTGTTTCATACCATCATTATCTCTTTGTAAACCGTTAACACTTCTTTCTAAATTAGCAATTATTTTTGTTATAGATTCCATCCTTCATCCTCCTCCGAAATAAAAAAAGCAACCGCTATGGATGCTTTCCCTTCAATCTTTCATTATTTGTTTCCACTCTAAATACGGAAGGAACGGTCTTTTGTCTTCTTATGCTAAATTCTTCAATTGTTACTATATGCTGAGGATTTAAATTAAATTGCATCTTACTCCCTGTTTCTGTATCTATTTGTGGAACAAGAATAAACTTATTATAAATCTCCCCATTCTTATTTGTAAGTTCCTTCTCAATTAAAATACTCGGGTGAATTGGCACAATATATTCATTCCCATTGGATAAAATAAGTTTAGAATAGCCACTCATCCTAATTACCACCCTTACCTCATAAAATGACTGCCCTAATACTGTATACTTATTTTTAACATTTATATTAAATTAATTGCACTTTTAACACATACCATTTCTAAAGGAAGTGCTTTATGAAGATTGCAAGCTGGTTGTTATTTCTTTTCATTTTTCTCATACTGCTAGTTGTTTGGTTTGCTTCTTAATACAAAAAAGAGCATCTCAAATGGATGCTCTTTCTTACCAACAGTACCACTCAATCAAGACCATCTGCTGGTTTCGGATTTTATGTGCCGTCATTATGAAACCGTTTAAACAACATATATTATAAAGAAATTTTATGAGTTGTGTTTTCCGCCACTTCTCACAATACAAATATAACACGATAATTCCAAAACAACCGGCACATTTCCTGCCAAAAAGCGGTCACGACTCTGCCAACTTTTTTCATAGTTTAAATTTTTCTACTGTATCTGTTAGCTCAACTGCCACTCCTAATAAACTTTTTTTCGTTCCTGTTTCTGCTTCTTTCTTTTTAATAAGCCACTCTGGATAATTCAATTCTTCTAGAAGGCTTCTAAAATACCTTGGATTTACTTGTAAGATATCAGGATTTTTCCCGTTAAACTTTCGATATTTAATTAGCGCTTCTAATAATTCTTCATTTAACATGAATTAGATTTCCTCCCCTTATGTTCTACATTTATTTGTATTCATTATTTCATACTATGATTCCAGCAAATGAATTACCCATATGTTTAATTGTGTGTCATTCACCAAAACGCTACATCCCTTGTTATCACTGTTTTGATAAGACTTCCTTTTCTCAATTACACAGTACGAAATTTATGGGTAATTAGTAGAAATATAAAAAGAAAAAGCAATGATTAGATTTTAAATCTGCTCATTGCTTTATCCATTGCATCTTGGTTTACTCCTATATACCGTAATGTTACTTTTTCGCTTGAATGGTTAAATATCTCCATTAACAAAGCTATATTCTTCGTCTGCATATACATATGATACCCATAGGTCTTTCTGAGTGTATGTGTACCGATTTCATCCAATCCAAACTCCGCAGCTGTACTTTTTAATATTTTATATGCCATACTACGGCCAATAGGACGATTTTTCCCTTTCCTACTCTTTAATAAATATTCTTCGACTTCTCTTCCTTCGTTGAACCATTTCAGCTCTCTTTTTAAAGATGGTGTAATTTGAATACGTTTTTGCTTCCCTGTCTTGATTTCACGCATTGAGATGTGACTTCCTTGTACATCTCCTACCTTCAGTTTTAGAATGTCGCTTATGCGTAACCCTGTATTGATTCCCATTACAAACAAAATATAGTTACGTGCATTCTTTTCTTTTAAGTATTCTTTGATTTGTTGTATTTGCTCTGGATCACGTATGGGCTGGACAAAATTCATGATTCATTCCCTCCAGTTTCTTCAGTTTCATATACTTCTAATCTAAGAGCAAAGGCCAATTTATAAAACGCTCTAGCTTTCACACGTCGATACGTACGTTCACTCATGCCAATTTCGTTATACACCATATAATCGCATACATCTTCGTCTTCTAAATATCGTTTCACTATAATGTCCCTCTGATTTTTTCCAGCTGTACTGTTTCCGAATCGACTTAATGCTTGTTCAACTCGAAATGCCGTTTTCTCTAACCATTCCTCACGTTTGCTTTGTTGGATATTAGAGATTGCTACATCTTCTAACGGTTTGCCAACTGCATGTGTAGGACCATGCTCTCTCTTTTCATAAGAAGGAGTGACTTTCATTTCCTTACGCATCATTCCAAATTGCTTATATATACGTACACTTTCAAGAATGCCCTCTAATTTCTCTTGTGTTGCTGCTCTATCAATTTTTGGTAAGAAAGATAATTGCTTAGTCATTCCAGACCACTCCTTTTTATTTTTAAATTACTTTTCTCTTATTGCTCCATATCTTCGTTCATAACAAGGTCTATGCCCCTCCATTAAATCCTCAATTTTACGAGTGCTTAACTTCTCTTTTCGTTTTTTTCTTAGTTTTCTTTTTTGTTTGATTGCTTTTCCATTCACTTAATTGATCTCTCAACACCTTCATCTCCCCATCTCCCTTCTCAAAATAAAAAGGACACCGATTCCTAAAACAGCTTGAATTGCTGCTTTAATGAATTGGTGTCCTCTAGTTTTCTAGCCGGACTTTATTCCATTCTTCTACTCAAAACTTATATGATAACCTTATGATTTTCCCTTCAATTGATTATAAATTATGCTTTAGCCTCCTCTTTTTCTTCATTTTCCTCTTCTTGTATTACTTTCAATGTACTTAACATCAATTTGTAAAATGTATAATTATTTGTATAATCTATTTCTTTATAACTTTGCTTCATTTGATTTACTATAAAAGAATCTTTATGATACTTTTCGATATACAAAATACTTTTTGACACCCAAACTCCAAAATTAACTGAATCAAAATATAATCTACCCTCAGATTGCTTTACTTCAGATTCTAATGCTTCCCCTAATTTTATCAAATGATATAGCATATACTGTCTCCCTCCTTCTAGTTCATGTATCAATTCGACAGTAAATTTGTGCATCCTACCAATTCTGATAAAATATTTTTCGCTATGAAATTACAAAAAAACATTCAAATACCACTTAAGAAAATCATTTTGTTGCGTTTTAAATACTTTCATTGTCACTCCTGCGACGACGTTTTCATATGTTATTGTATGGCTTCTTCCTTTCAGGAGCGAGCTTATTCATTTTATTCCTTAAAAACCTCTTGCAAGTCCATGCAATATACACTTCCGGGAAAGAGCACTGTTCGAAGGTGCTCTTTTTATTTTTTGCAAATCTGAATATCCTTTCATGCATAGCACATACTATACATGGGCGATAAGCCTGAACTCAAATAATCCTCCCTTGTATTTTTTCACTTCTTTTTAGTACAAGCACCTATTTATTAACAGGTACATAAACTATTTCGAACCTTACTTTTCGACTCATTTAATTGTTCATGACTCACAAACATAACATAATAAATGATGTCATCTTATAAAACGGGCACTCTGGCACAAGTGCTCGTTTTATTTTGTTGATTTTCTAAAAAATGAAACTTTTAAAAAATATTTCTCAACAATTAACACATAGAAATCTCAATCTGTTTTTGGTAATATATAGTTAATCTCTATATGCTTAGTATATATGCTTGGCTTCATTAAAAGGACCCACCCCCTCAATGTGGGTCCTTCTTTTTAAATATTTTCTACTAATTAACGCTTATTAATATATCTCCATAAGTCATCAATCTTTTCGTTTTGCATATCCAGCATTTCCTTATAAGTATCTAAACGTTTTTTTAAGTCTTTTAAATCCATCTTTGTACAAACAATTTGGCCCAGTACAATGAAGATAACCATCCAAAAAACTAATTCCATCCCCTACACCTCACTTCCACCCAAATGAAATTTTTATGTTAATCTTCTTCTAAGGCTATAACAGTTAAATAATTACGAGCGTTCTTTCTAATAGCCACTCTTTTTTTATAAGATGATGACTTGTAATAATATACTGTCTTAGGAAGCACTCCCAAATGTTGAGCGCACTCCTGTACAGTTCCAATACATATTAGTGATTCACCTTTATAAACGGCGTACACTTTTGGGCTCACGTTCCAACTCCCCTTTTTTCTAAAATGAAGGTTTTATTTCAGTCACACTTTTTAAAGACAAGCATATATTATATTGTCAATTTAAATTCTTTAAAACTCCTCTTTTAAAGACCTTTACCTAGAGCACATATATTAATGTGCTCTTTTTATTTGTAAAATAATTGATCAAATAGCCTTTTGTTCTCTTCCAGACTTCGTATTACTCATAATAAAATTCAATCAATGTATCTTGATCTGTACAAACTTTGATTTCTACCGTGTAATAATTACCCTCTTTATCAGAGTTAAATTTATTAGGCTCAAATTCCGTTGGGACCTTATCACCTTCACTTTCAATGTATTTTGCTAAAACAGGAGCAATATATGCTATCGATAGAACGTTATCAACTTCTCCAAATACATCCGTACTTTGACTAGACCATTCTTGATTAATTGTTTCTAATAATGTTTGTAGTAAACTCATTTTTCACCGTCCTTATTCAAATAACGATTTTATTTTATTCTTGCTAACCGCTCCGCCCTTGTATAAGCGTACCTTTTTTTACACATCCTATGAAAACTCTCTTTTAGGGTGGTGCTAATTTGAAGAAGTTATTTAAATATATTTTAATCTTTTTGTGTGTAGTGTTTTATATTACATTTATAAGCGGTATGATTTATCAAAACTTTGTTCGTGAGCATTTTATTCCTCCAGCCGAGAAATCTAAGCTGGAACATGATGATCCATGATTGTTATAAATACCTCCCTATATGAGCTCATTATTTTCATTATGATTAGGTATTAGGGGTGCTTTACAAGGCGCTCTTTAGTTTAAAATAAAGATTTTGTTTTAATCTTCAACTCTTGAAATAGCAATAATATCTGCTGTATTTATTGCACAAGGAAGATACAAATTATTTTCTAGCTCGAATAACATAATAAATTTATCTTCATTCAAATAATCCATAATGGAATTAAAACTTTCTTGGCTATACACCAATAACTTTTGATTTGTATCTTTAAGTATCAAATGTAATTTTCGGTACTTATCCAAATCCAATACCCTCCCTGACGCTTCAAAATAAGAATTTTGTTTAGTTTTCTAGTAGCTCTGGATTGTCATAAATGTTTTTATCAAATGCATCCAGTCTGTTTATATAGAAATCATTCAAAGGTATTTCCCAACTAGAAGGCTCCGTTGATTTATCTATCGGATCTAAATACCAACCGTGCGCTCTATCGATAATCTCACCTGTTTCGTGACATCTAACTGGAAATTCTCCGTTTTTCACAATGTAAAACCCATCACTATCACCTTCGTAAATTTCCTTTCCGTTCTTATCTTTTAAGCCTGTGTATTGCATTACATTAAACGCTCGTTGTTCCGGAGTTCCGGGGAAGATCTCCCATGCAGGTAAATCAAAAATCTCTCCCCATCCCATCATTTTTTTACTCATTACATTCCAAACTCTAAATTGATATCTCATTTTTATTCGCCCTTTCTATTCAAATAACTATTTTGTTTGATTTCCTAATTGTTCAAATGCCTTTTTCTCACATTCTACACATGCTACAATGTCACCATCTTCATCGAATTGATAAATTGATTTCTCCTCAATAATCTTGTTTTGAAAACAAAGATCACAATTGAATTGCCTTTTCTTATCTACTAACTCGTCATTGATTTCCTTAGTTAATTTAACTGTTCCAATGTCCTCATAAGGCTGAGCGATATATCCTTTACCATGTAGTACCTTAACAACTTCTTGCATATCCTTCCAAGCTTCTGTACCTTGGCCAAATTTAATAGTGATTGTATTCATTTTTCATTCTCCTTTACGAATAATCTTTTTTTACATTACAAATACTATCTCCAAGTCAGCTACACTCTTTCAAAACGGAGCTTTACCCCTCCGGACTGTTTAGGCACTTGGCAGGTGATTTGGTCAATTACCTGCCATTCCGATTAAAATAACGCTTTGGTTTAAATTATTTCTATAGAGTCTATATCTACGTAATCAGAAATGCCTTCAAAATAAGGTGTCTCTGCTGTAACACTTCCATCTTTATGAAGAATACCTGGATATACATTCCCTCTTGAAAAGACCAATCTTAAATGCCCCCAGTCCTCCCAAAAAATATCCTTCTTAGCTTTAAATGTAATTTTTCTGTCCATATCCATTCTCCTTTTATCACAAGATCCACAGTTACAAACGCTTATGTATTAAAGATATTTAATCCATCCTCCGCTTTTCTTATAACATTCAAAGCGTAATACATTATTTAGGAATTAACTTATTGTTACCTCTATAGGTCGTTAACCTTGTTGGAACTGGACTGCCAGGACCAACTGGCGCTGGAAAAACGACCTCATTTCCAATCCTTACAAGAAGTCCTAATCCAACAATTGGTTTAGCTATATTTAATAAAATTCAAATTTTGTCTTACTTTATATCTACACGTGCTTGACTTGCTTCCCGACTAAATTCTCCATAAAATTCTCATTTATTGTAATTTTCTTGATATAATTCCCCATAGAGGGGAGGTGTAATTAATGAAAATAACTAAGCTTTCAGAAAAACTACTAAAATACATGGTAACTGAGTATAAAAACCATGGGACAGATATGTTCTCTTTTGAAACATTTAAAGAGTTGTACCAAAATGAGACTGATGATTTTATTTCGAAAGCACTCTATCGTTTGCGAGATGAAGATTTAGTCTCTGTGTATGCAGCAGACAATGTCGCCTATAACACTGTCTTACTTCCACAAGGGATTGCATATTGTGAAGAGAATAATTTTCTTAAAACCGGATACAAATTTGCAAAAGAAGCAAGATCATGGTTATCCTAATCAACAATTATCCAATCATCAGCAATTAAATCATCTGCGCAGGGATTCCACGCCCTGCGCGGTTTAAATTCGTTAGGATAAATTGGATAATTTCCACACAACTCATACGTATTTGTTGGCTTAATCTTGACCTTAAAGGTCTTCATAAAGTGTAATCGTGAAATAAATTTATTTTGTTCCATCGCTAACTTAGTAGCTTCTTGTATATTCATTATTTTCCCACCTCGTTTTATTTAAACTTCTTCGTAATCGTTGTTTGTGTATGAGACACTTTTCCCTTTACCCAATATAAGACTTGCTGTCCGTAGCCGCTCTTTGGGGGTTCTTCAAAGTTGATTTTCCCATCCACCACAATGTAGATGCCGTTTGTTTTCATGTCTATTTCTCTTTTCATCTATGTTCGTTCTCCTTTGCATAGGCTTGTCCATTTTAGGAAATGCATGTGCTTTCTGGATGAAAATGCCCTTAGTCCAGCTCCATAATTTCTTTCAACGTTCGATTGGACACATATACTTTTATAATTTGAATTCTCCCGTATGTTTCTTCGGCCATTTCTTTTGCTTCACCCTCTGTATTAACTTCAAACCAACGTAACTTCTGCTTTTTATCCCGATCAAAAAATTCTACTGCATAAGTTGGTGTTACTGAATGATTAGAGAGGAACTTCGCAGCCGTACTATGTGCTGTATAGTCCATGTTTCCTACGATGTCTTCAAAAGTTAATTGTTCCATGCTCTCAACTCCATTCCCGCAAAATGATTCATTTCTCTCTTTTACCGTCTATAGCTTTCTCCCTCGACTTCAATCAAATAATCGTTTGCCATCCCTAGCAATCTATCAGCAGCTGCAAACCCAATTTTTTCAGGTAAGGTATATTCATCTTCATTTGAACTAAAAATGATGGGCGCTTTACGCTTATATCGCTCATTAATGATTTCGTAATACATTTCTTCACGGGATTCTGTATGTTTGCTCTTACCCAAATCATCCCAAACCAGCACATCCGCATAATCTACGACGGTATGAAGCTTTTCAAAGTACTCCTTTTTATCATCACGCTTTGCCGACATAATCTCTGTCATAAAAGTGACATCACTTATACAAACTACTCTGCACCCTCTCGGTTGTGCATTTACAATGTCTTTATTTACAGTTTGAACATTTTGTATGATCCATCTAGCAGCTGCTATTTGTAGATGTGTTTTACCTAATCCGTAATTGTTGTGAAGTTTCATTTTTTCAACTCGTTCATCGATGGATAAAGCTTTTAATCTTGCCTCGCCATATGTAGCGATATATCCAAAGCTATTGCGCTTCGTATCCCTGATTTCATTAAACTTTTTTAAGTATTCCATCATGCTGTTAAACATTTTCTTTTGCATATCGGTATGACGAATATAATTTTTAAAACGTGCTTCTTCAAATTCTTCTGGTATCATTGCATTTTTCAACCTTGCTATTTCAGATTGTTTCTTTTGACAATCACACATTTTACCTGTCCATCCATTTAAGATTATTCCCGTTCCACTGCATAACGGACAGGTATCATTAAGCGTCTTCTCCGAGCCATTCAATGTTATTTTCATATTCTTGTTGTGATTCCTCTCGTTCTTTTTCTGTAAGCTCTCTCCACGTTCTTGTCGGCTCTGGCAGTTTTTCATAGCCCTCTTTTGCAAATCTGCCATGACTTCCGCTATGCTTGCGAATCTGCTCATTTTTCTTCACCTCGTGTTCTTCTTTGGCTTCAATCACCAGCCTGTCCCATTGCTTTCTCAACTTACTAGGTGACAATATATTCTTTTTCCAGAAGGAATGATTCTGGGACCATTCCAAGAGATACACAATTTGTTGATTTGTTTTCTTGTCTCTTTCACGAATTAAGCGAAATTCATTGGCCCACTTCTCGAAGTTCGGTTCTTTATGTTCTGAATTGGTTTCTAAAATTAACTGAAATAACAATTTGGCATGCTCCATGTCGCAAGTTTCAAACTTGTGACAAGAAGTCTTTTTATTTGTAGTAATCTCTGTAGTAATCTTTGTATTTGTCCCACGTTTCAATGTGAGAGCCTCCTTCGTTTTAATGTGGGAGTCTCTCTCATTAGAATGTGGGAGGGTGTCACTTTCTGATGTGATAGGGTCTTGATATAAAATAGAAATTTTTTCGATGTTCTTCACAATTGGTTCCACATACATAACGTTGTTATGCCTCGTTCCGTTAACTATGATCGTACGAAATTCAATTGCAATTAATTCTCTTTTTACTAAGTCTTTGCATGCTTCTTGTACTTGTCTTTTGGTAAAACCAAATGAATCAGCCAATTGTTGATAACTTTTTTGCAGTTTGTCTGCTTTAAATTTTTGTTTATATTGG